TGCTTCTATTCTGTACAGTCTTTTATCTATTGCCTCATACCTACTTGTACAAGCATCTACATGATCGTCTATTTTTTGATTTACGGTTGCGGTTGTAGCTTTAGGCATGGGTTCTCCTATGACGGTAGTTCTTCATGGATTACATATAAAGGATGTATATCTGTTGCAGTAGTTGAATCTACTCCTCTAGTAACACCTGTAAGAGTATTACCATCTATTCCTGTATATGTAATTTTTTCATTAGTTGCTTGTATATATGCTACACCTAAAGAAAGTCTTAAAGGTTTTCCGTCAGTTTCTATTAGGGGTATAGAAGTAGCGTCCGAAGCTACAAAAGATTCTACTGTAGCAAAACCTATATAATTTTCATTAGCAGACCAGTTTGACCCATCATATTTATATTTTCTACCATACCAATCATCAGGTAGTGTAACTCCTGTATGTAACGTGACATTACTTGAGTTGTAAAATTTTACTCTAAATCTAGGGCTTGAAGAGGGTCCTACTGTCATACAGTCTGCTGTAATATTAACATCAACATCATCTTCTATAGCGTAGGTAACTTCATTAGTTTCATTTTCTGTAATTATTTTCATATTAACTAAACTCCAAATCTTCTTTTATACATCCAGGTTTTATAGGTATTAAAATATCTGGATAATCTTTTTGTTTTGATAAATCTCTTATTTTTTGCCTAAACACAATTACCTCTTGTTTTTCTTTTTCTGAGATAGGGTAATCTATAAGAACATATTTATCTGTTATCTTTAAAATTTTTTTTACTTCTAAATTAATAGCTTTTAATTTTTCTTGAGCAAAAGTTTGTTTTTCTTGTTCTAAATCTATTTCTGTGTCATTAAGTTCTACATAATCTCCTATAGATGCATTATATACTCTAGCCATTTTTAAGTATCAATAAGGTCTATTGTATCAAAGGCTGCGTTCATAATAGCATAAACAGTAACTACGCCTTCTACAAAGTTAGTTCCTGCAGAAGCATAGAAATAAAAACCATCAGCATAATCAGTAGCGTTAGGACCTCCTGCTCCACCTGCAATACCTTTTTCATAAACAATGTATGTATTGTTAGTACCCCTTCTATAGCTTCCTTCATACTCCCATGTATGGTTTGCTTTAGCATTTACGTAAGTTCCTCTACCTGTAAGAAGATAAACATAGGGAGTATCTATGTTTGCTGTTTGTCTTTCTTTACCTGCATGGTTTTGATATACACCATCAAATGAATACCCTGTGAAAAGACCATTACTATCTATGGTAGCGTTATCTTCATGCCCTCCATCAGTCATTCTTTTACCATACCAACTTCCTGTCATAATATTAGAAGTACCATTATATGCTTTTATTTTCATATAACCATTGTTTGCGTTAAAGCCTATACCATACCACTGAATATCATAAGCTCTTACTAGTTTAGGGTTAATTCCTGCAGGTAAAGAAATTAAAACATTAGAGTCATCTCCATCTCCCTGTCTTCTAAAGTCATACGAACCACAAAAGATTCTATTAGTGTCTTTAGGTATAGAACTGTAACCAGAAACATCATCTCCAACAACTATACTTCCTGTAGTTAAAGCTGTTCCTGCTACTACTCTAGGATATTTTCCTGAAATACTTGTAACTAAAGAACCATCACTATAGGGGTCTATAAAATATTGTGTTCCTGCAGTTAAAGAACTTACAGCATCTGTAGAACTTCCTAACGAAGCTATACCTATTTGAGCACCATCTGTACCAGACTCTTTCGATATACCTATAAAATTACGGTACGTTAAGTTTGTTGAATTTTGTACCCAACTATAATTAGGTTGTACTATTTGTTGAATAATTTCACCATCACCTGTACTACTTTGAGATGTAACAACATTTTGTCCATAAACATCTCCTGTAGAATTTATTGTTACATATTTTATAGTAGGACTACTGTCTGCAATCTGTACTTCGTTACTAGCAGTCCATACGTATCTATCAGCAGGACTACCTGTCCCAAAAGCACAAGAATTCATTAACCAAGTATTTGATGTACTAGCATGAGGAAAAACTGCTGTCATCTGTTTCGATCTTTCATTATATTGAATCCAACCATTACCTCTTTCATTAGTAAAACCAGTATTAGTTAAATTTCCACTATCTACTGTATAAGCACTTGTTACATCTAAGTTTAAGCTTGAGTCATTCGGAATAGACGCCCAACTTAACCAACTTGCCGATAAATCGTATCTATAACCACCAAAACTAAGTAAAGCACGGCTATCATCACTCGGATCAACAGTTCCGTTAGGGACAGTCCAACCTATACCTTCACCATAACTATAATTATGTACAGTATCGTTTGAACCTGCAGTTAAGTCATTGCCATTTTTTCTATAACCATTTACTGTCCAATAATTACTATTACTAGCATCTTTCCAAGCTACTAATACTCTATTATTCCTTCTATCATACCCTGCAGCTATTGGGCGATTATTAGCAGTACCTGCATTACTATCCCACTTTGTACTAGTTATATTACTTAAAGTAGGTGCATTTGTTCCAGAACATGTAATATATACTGCTCCTTGTTTATCTCCTCCAAGAATAACGTGACCTACGTTATTAGTTGTATCGTATATTGTTTCAAAATATTGAGCATGCCCACTACTATTCATAATACTGTTTGAATCTGATCCAGTGGCTCCTTTTGTTAATGTAACACCATCTGTACCTCCAAGAGTAACAATACTTGCTTTTAATAAATATCCACTAGTATAATTATTATGAACAGCTACAAAGTAGTCATTATCTTCATCATAATATACAGTCATCCTTCCTTGAGAGTAGCCATCATCTTCTACTACTATTGGAGTTCCTCTAGTAATGTCAGAGGCATCATTATTTTCATCTAAATAAGTGTCTGCAGCATCATCATACTTAGATGCAAACATTTTATACTCATACTTGCTTGTACCTGAATTATAATCTATATAACAAGTAACCCAAGTATTTGTTCCTGGTTTATATGCTGTTCTAAAAGCACCATAATTATTAGTGTGGTAATTAATTCCTGTTTTAGCAGTATCATCCCAAGTTGAATTTGTTCTTCTATTACCACTATGGGAATTTGTAGTGCTAGAACCTGAAACTTGAGACACTGTTCCATTAGCATTTTTTATTAAACCTTTACCTGCCGCAATGCTACCGCTAGCAGTAGCTGTAACACCTCCTCCACCTGCATTAGCCCAAGAAAGAGTATTAGAACCATTTGTAGTTAAAAATTGACCTGAAGTGCCATCTGTATTAGGTAGTGTCCATACTTCATTAGAAGCTATAGCATCTGGACCTTTGAAACCTACATAGTTTGCACCGTTAGCGGCTAACTCTTGAAATCTCAATTCAGTAGTATTACCAGTACTTGTACCGTGAGGAGCCATGCTTACACCGCCTGCAGCTACAACTGCTGTAGTGTCATTGCCATCTTCATCATACTCAATACTTATATCTTGATCTGAACCAAGATAAATTTTCTTATCATCTGCAATATATACGTCACCCCACTCAAGAGATGTTGTACCTAAGTCAGCACCACCTGAAGCATCAGGAACTAAAGCAGTAGAAGCAGTAATTGTAGTACCTTCTATAGTGCCTGCTACAGTTAATCCGCCAGAAGCTAAAGTCATTAAATCTGTGTCGGATGTATGACCTATAGTGGTTCCGTTAATAATAACATTATCTACAGTTAATGTGGTTAACGTTCCTAAAGATGTAACATTACCTTGTGCTGCTGTAGACAATGTTCCTGCTAAAGTTCCACCAGTAACTGTACCTGAAGTGGTAATAGCAGAAGAACCTGTGTCTATAGCACCAAAACCTGAACTAATAGAACCTCCGTCTAAAGCACCTACTGAAGTTATGTTTGTTTGAGCAGCAGTTGTTAATGTACCTGCAATGTTACCAAAAGCTACATTGCCTGCTGTACCACTAAATACTTCTGAAGAATTTGTAGCATCTGGTATAAATGTAAATGCACCTGCAGAATCATCATAACCAAAGAAACCTACTTTAGCGGCAGACCCATTATGATATCTAAACTCAATACCTCTGTCTTTGTTATCATCAGAGCCTGGAGCAGTATCGCCACCTAATGTAAAGATAGGATCATCAATAGTTACTGTTGTAGAATTTACAGTTGTTGTTGTGCCATTAACAGTAAGATCACCAGTAACAATTAAATTACCTGCAGCAGTAGCATTAGCACCACTAAATGTTAGTGCAGTTGTAGTGCCTGATTTAAGTATTAAATTACCTGAAGTATTTGTTGCACTACCGAATGTTGTGCCTGCATCTTTAAAGAATATATCTCCACCATCAGCATCTAATATAATATCTGTTGTAGCGTCTAAAGTAATTGTACTTCCAGAATCAATTTCTTCTATTGTAGGCGTTGTTAATGTTTTGTTTGTTAAAGTATCTGTTGTTGCTTTACCTACAAGCGTATCAGTAGACGGAGGTAAAGTTAAAGTAACATTGCCTGAATAGTCTGAGTGTGCTGCAGATTGTAATTGTGTGTAGTGAGCATTACCTGATTCGCAATAAAATTTAATATTAGAAATAGAACCACCATTTTTAAGAACGATTTCGCCTGTTTGTATATCTACATTACCATCTATTCTTACAACACCAGAACCGTTTGGTGTAAGGGCTATGTTGCCGTTTGATGTAGAAACTAAACCATTACCATTTACATCTAAGTCACCACCTAGTTGTGGAGTAGAATCTTCTGCAAGATTAGCTATACCAGAAGATGTAGCTAAACCTGAAACTAAAGTGCTTCTTGTTATTTT